CACAAACTAGCCCGTCTATCTCTCACGAGGTGGACGGGTTATTTTTGTACCAAAAATCGCCTCGCTTCGCTCGGGAATAAGGTGCTTCGCACCTTCTTAGGGCTTCGCCCGAGCACAAAGGTGTCGCTTACGCGACCCCAGTGCTTTAACTTCGCTACCGCTCAGGGTTACACTATCAGTTTATATTTTTTACTCATTATATGCTCTGACCTGCGGTTATCTATATCTTCTAAAGTACTAGCGTTCGGTTCAACATAGTTGAACGGGTTAGTATATATGTACGGTAAAACGAACGCAAGTACCTAGTGAGTTTTCTCGGAGCACTTAATGTGCTCCTCGCCTAGGGGGTAGTGAGGCGCTTTTAAGAAGCGCCGAACGAAGGGGGATATATGGAGGTTTTATTATGAGTGCTAAGACGGGTGTCGAGCATCATAACGTTGTAGCCCTCAGGGAGGCTAAGGCAAAGGTCATTGACTATGCTAGGCAAGGTCTATCTCTTCAGGATGCTATTATCAGGGCAGGCCGAAAGCCAGATGTGCTCAAGGACTGGAAACGTGATCCTAAGTTCATGGCCGAACTTGAGAAGGCTAAGACTGAAGGACAGAAAGCACTTGAGATTGTCTCAGGAGATGCTAAGTTTAAGATTGGCTTTGAGGAGTTCTCAAGGGAGTTCCTAGATAGCCCCATCTTCCCACACCATCAAAACTGGATTGATATCCTAGAAGGCCGTGAGCCTTCATGGCAGCATTCATCTATGGTCTATGAGCCAGCCTCAGCCAAGCGTCTACTAATCAACGTACCGCCTGAACATGCTAAGTCCACAGTCATCACAGTCAACTACTGTGTATATCGGATCGCTATGAATCCGAATGTTAAAATTACTATTGTCTCCAAAACCCAGGAGCGTGCCAAGGAGTATCTATACTCCATCAAGCAACGCCTCAACCATGAACGCTGGTCCAAGATGCAAGCCATCTATGGAAGTGCTGCTGGTTGGAAGGAAGAGTCAGATTCCTGGAAAGCCGACCGCATCTATGTGGCTCGTGACTCTACAGAAAAAGACCCTACTGTACAGGCCCTCGGTATCGGAGGCCAGATTACAGGTGCTCGTTCAGATTTGATTATCCTTGACGACGTTGTGACTACTACCAACGCTCATGAATGGGAGAAGCAACTACTGTGGCTACAGCGAGAAGTTATCACTCGTCTAGGAGATGCAGGTAAGTTGCTCATTGTGGGGACTAGAATTGCATCCAATGATCTCTATCGAGAGATCCGTAACCCTGACCATTGGTCAAGTGGCAAGACACCATTCACATATATGAACTGTCCTGCTGTATTAGAGTTTGATGAGGATCCTGAAAAATGGGTTACTCTTTGGCCTAAGTCCCATATACCATGGGAAGGTTCTGAGGAAGAGGTACTACCTGATGAAAATGGGCTATACCCGAAATGGGACGGGCCAGCGTTATTCCGTCGTAGAAGTGAAGTCTCGGCCTCTGCCTGGGCGTTGGTATATCAGCAGCAGGACGTACAAGAAGATTCTATTTTTTCCCCTGGATGTGTACAAGGCTCAGTCAACAGGATGCGAAAGAGGGGTCCGCTAAAACCTGGCGCTGCCGGCCATCCTAAAGAAGCAGGTGCTTACTACACTATCATGGGCCTAGACCCAGCGATGAGTGGAAGAACCGCTGCAGTTGTAATGACTGTAGATCGTATGACACGTAAGCGTTATGTATTAGATGTTGAAAATATGAAAGATCCAACTCCACAGAAGATACAGGAGTTGATTGAGGACTGGTCTACTAAGTACCAACCTCAAGAACTAAGAATTGAGACCAATGCGCATCAGAAGGCTTACGCCCTAGACGCAGATCTAAACTCATACCTAGCCTCTCGAGGCATTCGGTTCTCAAGCCAATTCACTGGTAAGAACAAGTGGGACACTTCTTTCGGTGTAGCAGCCATGTCTGGCCTATTTGGCACTATGCGCAATAATCTACACCAAGACAATAACTTGATAGAGATACCATCCCAGGATGGATCTGAAGGTATCAAGGCTTTGATCCAACAGTTAATAACTTGGAAGCCTGATACTAAAGGACCTACAGACTGTGTTATGGCTCTATGGTTCTGTGAACTAAGAGCAAGAGAAATTATCAATAATGGTAAAATCAATCAAACCCACATTACTAATAAATGGGCAACTCGCAAGCAGATCGATAATCGCTTTACTGTAAATGTAAACGATTACGAGATGTCTATGTACGAATAGGAAACTAATGGCAATTGATATTCAGTTAATCTCTCAACGTGTCGAGAATCTAAAACAACGACACGCAGAGCGTGATGCCCGTATGGCAGACATACTTGCTGTACGTAAAGGTAAGATGACTGAGGTATTCCCTGACTTGTTCCCAGAAGGAATGAACTCAGCGATGGTTGCCAACTTCGTAGATGTTGCAGCCCGTGACCTTGCAGAGGTACTGGCTCCACTACCATCCTTTAACTGTTCGACAACTAACACATCCTCAGATCGTGCTAGAGCATTTGCTGACAAGCGTGGCATGATTGCCAATAACTATATTTACAATTCACGCCTACAGTCACAGATGTACTGGGGTGCTGACTGGTACTTTACATATGGCTTCTTACCTATCCATATTGAATTAGATTTTGAATCACAACTTCCACGTATCCGTGTAGAAGATCCTATTGGAGCATATCCAGAGTTTGATAGATTTGGTCGCTGCGTATCATACGCAAAGCGATACATGAAGACAATTGGCGAACTAGCCACAGATTATCCTGAGTATGCTGGTGCTATCCTTGGAAACCTTGGATACAACCAGAATACTAATGCAGTTGTAGAACTTATCCGCTATACAGACAAGAACAATATCGTTCTTTATGTACCTAGCCGTGGTAACTTAGTATTAAATGCAGCAAAGAATCCACTAGGAAAGATGCTGGTATACGTTGCTCGTAAACCTGGTATCGATGAAGAACCTCGTGGACAATTTGACGATGTATTGTATGTACAGTTAGCAAGAGCACGTTTTGCTAACCTAAGTATGGAAGCAGCAGAGAAGTCTATTCAGGCTCCTATGGTTGTTCCTACTGATGTTGTAGATTTGCCTATGGGTCCTGATGCGATTATTCGCACCAACCAACCTAATGCAGTTGGTCGTGTCAAACTTGACATTCCTGCTGCAGCCTTCCAAGAGCAAGCAGCACTTCAAAGCGAAATGCGATTAGGTGCTCGTTATCCTGAAGGTAGAACTGGAAACATTAACGCTAGTGTTATTACTGGCCAAGGTGTACAGGCTCTATTAGGTGCCTTTGATTCACAAATCAAGGCTGGACAAACCATCCTGGCAGAAACTTTCGAAGAAGTCGTTCAGGCTTGCTTTGAAGTTGACCAGATGGTATTTGATGTAGAGAAATCGGTTAGAGGCGTCGCTCAGGGTACTCCGTACGAGTTAAAGTACATACCTAGCAAAGACATCAAGAACGACACTTCTATTGAAGTTCGTTACGGATTGATGGCAGGACTTGACCCATCACGAGCCCTAATCTTCTCACTACAAGCACTTGGTGCTGACCTAGTATCTAAAGACTTCATACGTCGTGAACTTCCATGGAGCGTAAACGTAACTCTAGAAGGACAACGAATTGAAATTGAAAAGATGCGTGCTAACTTGACCGCCGCTATAACATCAACTGCGCAAGCAATTCCTGCTATGGCAGCACAAGGTCAAGATCCATCTGCGATGATTAAGAATATCGCTGATGTTATCACACGCACACGAAATGGGGAAAGCATAGAAAATGCTGCGCTAGCCGTATTCACGCCACCTGCACCTACTCCGCAGGAAGAAGCGATGGCTCAAGCGCAGGCAGGAACGGTTCCACCAGGTTCACAAGCCCCAGCAGAGCAGGCTCCCCTGTCCCCAGCCACTCCTGGACCCGCTTCTGGTGGAACCCCACAACAAGGTGGAGAAGATTTAATGAGTATATTGGCAGGATTACAAGGACAACAATAACTAAGTAGGGGACAATGACAACACTAGCAGCAATTCAAGGTAATGGTTGGGCTGTTGTTGGTTGCGATTCACGATCAACTGACGATCATGGTAAGCCAATGACTATGATTACTCCTAAGATAATCCAAAATGGTAGTTATCTTATAGCAGGAGCAGGTGCTTCTCGTGGTTCTAACCTCCTACAATTTGGTTGGAAGCCACCTAGATTTAAATTAAACGAAGATTTAGATAAGTTTATGACTACAAAGTTCATACCTTCTATGAGAAAACTATTCTTAGATGCTGGTTATGACATGAAAGAAGATGGACAGGCTGCATCTCACGATTCAGAGTTCATTGTTGTAGCCAATGGTGTCATATATCCAATCTTTTCTGATTATTCTTGGGATAGAACATCTACTAAAGTCTACTATTCAGGTAGCGGAGGACATACAGCACTAGGTGCTATGGAAGTTCTTGGCGCAGATAAGGCTAGAACAGCGGAACAGGCAGCAGAAATTATAGAAAAGTCTATTAACACTTCAATTAAGTGGGATGTTTATTCAAACGGCCCAGTCATTATTAAAAAACAGTTCGCAAGATAAGGATATTAAATGATAAATAGAGATATTGTAAGCGGAGTAGGTAAAAATTCTAAGCGAACAGATCTTAATCCATCTAGTTTAGTATCTGAGCGTGTAAAAAGATTACAAAGAGATGCAAAAATTCAAAACGTTGCAGGTGGCACATACGGACAGGCTACACAGTTACAAGATATTGCATCAGGTGCATCCACAGTACAACCTGGCACAATTGTTAACCCTTCTCCTGTTAATACTATAGCCACTGGCGTACGTCCTACACCTGTTAGAGAATTACAAGGTGATGGTGGACCTATTACAGACGGTGCTGGTGGAAATACACCAGGTGCTG